GCAGTCGCTTGATCAAACTTTTTAATTGTTGCAGTTGCTCCAGATGTAGAACCTGTAATTGTAACATCTGTATCAAATGTTCCAGTTGCTTCAGAAAGTATTAATAGACCTCTTGCAGAGTTAAAAGATTCAACTATTGCAGATATTGTAGTAGAACCATCCACACCAAGCGCTGTAACTGTTTCATCTTCGTCAAATGTACCAATCACATCTATAACAATCATATTTGTAGGTAAACTTAATGTAGGAGGTGTTGGAGAAGTTTGATGTCCTTTTCCAGGTTCTACAATTTTTAATGATTGCACACGACCTATACTTGAACCATAAACTTTTACACTTGCTCCAGTTCCTGTGTTACTTGTAACTACAACCGTTGGAAGTGATGTGTAATTAAACCCTGAACTTACAACACGTATATCTGTAATATCTCCTGTGCCTGTAGCAGTTTCTTGTATAATTTTATTTCCAGTATAGGGATCGCCTCTTACAGTTTCATCTTCTAATACAATATGATCATCAATTGTACTTGTACTTTCTTCTTGTGTAAATCCTCCGTTTACAACAGATACTTTTGCGGACGCACCACCTCCACCGGTTCCGGTGTTTGTAAAAGTTAAACTATCGCCAATGATATAGTTTGATCCAGAGTCATCAATAAAAAATTCTGTAATACCACCACGACCCACAACGTCAACTTGTATGTTTTCACCCTCTCCACCGCCAGTAACAGTAACTGTATCTGATGAAGTATATAAACTTCCTGCGTTTGTAATTGTAGGAATGTCTGGTAATCCAGTAACGGTTGCTTTTATAAACGAGTCACTTGCGTCTGTTTCTGTTCCACGTATTTCCTCACCAACTGTAAATGTTCCTTCAATTGTATCTTCATTTAATATAAACTCTGTAACTTCATCGGAACCTATTTGAAATTTAAACACGTTTTCAATAACTGCTGTAGCGTCTGAGGATTGACCTTCTATTTCTCTTCCAACTAAATCAGATGTGTCACCTACCGTACCAATTGCTCTTAAAATTTTACTTGTACTAAACTTACCATCAGATACTCTTAATACTTGTTCTCTTGGATAAATTGTTTCAGACTCTTCACCAAACAATAATCTAAAAAATACTTGATGACCTGTACTTGTACCTTTTACTCTATACAATGATTTTACATTTTTTAAAAGTGTTCTTTTATTTACATCAGTATCTAAATTTTCTGGTATTGTATTTAAAAATTCATTTCTAAACTTTGTTAAAAAGTTTGATATAACTTTATCAGGATCTTTAAAATCTAATAACTCTTGTATGTTTGTAACAGGATTTGGTTTGTAATTATTAATTACACCACTTGCGTTTGATGTTCCACCAGTAACAGTCTCACCAATAATAAACTTATTTTGTGATGTTATAAAGATACGATTGTTTGTAAGGTCTTCTGAAAGTATCGTTGCGGTTGCACCAGAGGTCTGGCCTGTAATTAATTCACCATTTGTAAACTTACCAAATGATGAGTCTTCATAAATGATCTTATCATTTTCATCAATTGGTATTGTATCTGAACCAATACGTGTACCGTCTAATACTAAAAAGTTTTCCTGATTTGTTTCTGTCTCTAAAAGTATACCGTTTGTGGTCTGTATACTTGTAAATGATAATTCGGCGGACTCCATAAACGTATAGTACGCCTTTAAAAATTGTACAAACTTTGGGTGATCGTCTAAAACAAAATCAGGAACCTGAGAGTTGATTAGATGTGTAATTCTATCAAAAAACTTTGCCATATTTTTTAGTTACTTGATGATGTCGTGTAACCCACTCCGGCGTCTGCTGAACCGCCTAAGAAAGTATCCGCAGTGACATTGATTGTTGAATTTGCAACATCAATCTCTAAAATTTGATTTCTTACAGGAACAATATCATTTGAGTTTGATTTAACTGTTAATTCAATTACATCAGATGCCTCTCCTCTTATATTTGATATTGTAGAAATGTTTAAAGAATTTAATTGTATTTCACCTGTATCATAATCAATTGTTCCTTGCGTATTGTTTGCATATGTTCTTGTTCCGCTAACTAAACGATAACGTCTTACGTTTCCTGCGCCGTCGTCATCAAGGAAAAATTCATTTGTTGTATCACCTGAAACTTTAAATCCTGAAGATTCTAATATTCCACCCTGCGATGCATTATAGCCTGATACTGGATTATATAAAGCGTTTCTGAAATAAATGTTATATCGTGTAGAACTATTTAATGTAGGAGTAAATGTTTTTCGTATCTTTAATGTTGTAATGTTTGATACAATACTTGTGTCAGTATCATCAATTAAAGCAATTATTTTTGAATATCTAAACACACTATCAAAACGTGAAAGTGTTGAGTCATTAAAGTCTATAAGTGTACTTGAAATATCTGACTCTAGTGTAGATGCAGTCTTTGTTGTAAGTCTATCATCATACTTTGCGTTTATGGTAAGTAGTATTGAAGTTGTTTCAGGATCTACAATCTCTGGTCTTACTGAAGCAACGTTATATTTTTGTAACTGTGTCTTTATACTTTCTTTTGTTACAGTTGTAAGTGTTGAACCACTTGCGGCCTTTATGGATATTTTTACTACACCATATACAGGGTCTTCTTCATCTTCTCCACCCCACGCAGAAACATACTGTGCGTTTGGATATAAAGATTTTACAAGTGTCTCGTAATCTGAAGTTGTAACCGCACGATTTTGTGATGAGTATGATAATGGTGCATTAAATCGTACTGACTCTTTTGTTTCTGCAGATACACCACCCTGTGCGTTTGAAACTGTTGTAACAGTAATATCAGAAAATCCATCAATGGTAGTTGCAGAAGTAAATGTACTTGCGCCGTTTGCCGCATCTACGTTTGTAACAATGTATTCTAATATAACAATATTTCCATCAACTAATTCTGTACCAATTACACCGTCACCAAAATAAACTTCAAATTTTCCATCTTCAACCTCTTGTAAAAAATATGCCTTTGTTGTAGAACTTATGTCTGCAAGTGTTGTTGCCTTTGTAAATGTGTTTGTGGTTGTGTTTGTAGAACTTGTTTGTACTTTTACAACAAGTGTTGATGTGTCGGCCAATGAACTTGGAATTATAAATCGTTGATCAGGGTCGTCAGTATCTACAGTATATCTAAATGACACTGCTGTACCTTCATAGATTTCAACGTCTTCAAAAATATAAACACCGTCAGTTGGTGTTGTAACAATTTCTTCGTTTGTAATAAATTGAAAAGATGTTCCATTGACAGAAGTTGTAAATACTGTTCCTTTTGTCATTGTAACAGACGCACCAGTTGCGTCATTAATTTCTACATCTATTGTTGCCGTTGGTGCACGTACAGAGGTTGGTGTATAACCAAGTGCCTTTGCAAGTGATATAATATTTTTTCGTATGTCTGCACTATCCAGATACGCTTCATTTATAAGCATATTGGCATTAAAACCAAGATAGTGAGTATTGTAAGCAAGAATATCTAAAAGAACTGCAAAGCCTGAACCCTCAAAGTCATAGTCTCTAAACTCTGCCTGATTTCTTAAAAATGCTTTTAGATTTGCCTTGATATTATCAAAGTCAAAATCTGATACTTCTAACTTATTACTTGCCATTATCGTAATCTTTCTAAAAATGTTTCAACCACAACTGGTTGAGTAGTACCAACAACATAAAAAATTATACGTAGGTCATATGCGTTACGATCTAAATCTGGTCTCGCAAGTATCTGTGTCAAACGTATTCTTGGCTCAAAGTTTACCAAAACCTCTTCCACTTTTCTTTGTAAGTTAAGAGCCGTAAGTGGCGTCATTGGCTCAAATAACATCGCACGTACATTTGAACCAATCTCTGGATGGAATGGTCTCTCAAAGTGTGATGTATTAATTAAATTTCTTACACTTCTTTTTACTGCCTCAATATCAGTTAATTTATTTACGTCGTTTGTAACAGTATTTCTTCCAAAATCAAGGTCTAAATCTTTGTATTGTCTTGTAGCTCTTTTACTTTTATTTAGAGCACTTGTACCTGAAGCGTCGTAATTTGGCATAGTTAAAAATATTTATATGAAATATCTAATCGCCAGCCAAAACATCATTGGAACCTGTAATAGTGTGACCACAAGATGCCGCATCACCTGCTCTACATACCGCAATACCATTTACAAATACGGTTGATGAACCCTCTACCATTGGTGGAGTTGGTGTATGTGGAGGTAAACCGTGACTTGCAACTCTATCACCAATTCTTACTACGCCGTTTCCGTTTACAAATACGTCTGAACTTCCCTGTATTGCAACTCCGCCGGCAATATCAGTATCTTTTCTTGCGATACCAGGCATATTATATTTTTCCTTGACCTCTGTAGAGTTTAAATGACCTTCGTTTTGATTTGTTCATCATCGCTCGACTTACATTATCACGTCCCTGTGAAGTTTTTTTAATTTTTTTTTCATTTTTTAAAACAAATGATTCGGAAATATACTTTTTTACCATAATTTTCTCAAATATTTATAAAAAAATTGATATTTTCAACAAAAATATTGATTTTTTGTAAAAAGAACAAAAAAAGAACAAATAAGTCATTGATTTTATGTAATTATTTCTTTAAAAATATACATTTTATCTATTGTAAGCTAAAAAATAGTATGTTATATTATATAGTATGTATATAAAACAACTAATAAAAGGAGTTAATTAAATGTTTTCAAAAGATGATTACAAAACTCTATTACTGGCCGCTGCAATTATAGCGCTTGGTTATGGATTTTTATTTGGATTTCATTATATATCAGACTGGTTAGGTATCTATGAACAGCTTAGATACTAATATGAGTTGGGAAAATACAAAAGACTTTAAGATAGAAAAAGTTGAAAACTTTGGTAAAAACGCTTGGAACCAAGACGTGTATCTTATAAACTATAAAGGTTTTACAGATGTTACTGTTAAAGAAAATTTTGATTATTTTATAAAAGGTTGTGAAACCACTTCTTCTAAAAATATAAAAGACTAGTTTTTATTTTTATGTGAGGGTATTACATCTTCCTCACTCTTACAATTATTACACTCGCAGTCGTCTTGTGTGCAAATACTCTCTACACCATTCCAAGTGTTACATCTATGATCGTTATGACCGCAGTGTTTACAAACTAAATTGTCCAATGGATTATACCTTCGTTTTATTTGTTTTGTCATACTGTCTGTGTGTATGACTATTTATATTATTTTGCTACGACAAATTTACTTGACGTTTCTGATCTTGATGTAACATATTGATAGATCATTCTTACTAACTTACCGGCTCTCTTTTTATCAGAATTTAAAAAAGTTATGATAGGTGGAAATATTTTATTCGTAACGTATAATGCGCTTAACACTGCTCTCTTTTCATCATATCTTTTTTTCTTATAAGCATCTGACGGTTTTGCTCCTAATTTTTGTACTTGTTTTCTAAACTCAACATCTGAGTCTTTAAAAGTTTTTTTAAACTTTTGACCAAATGCAGGATCAAGAATTGTAATTATATCTCCTAACGGACCATCACCTAAAGAACCTCCACGAGCCTCAGGATTAGATGGACTTATAAATTCTCCCTTAAAGGCTGGTGTAGAAGGATCGTGTCTAAACTTAATATGATCTTTTGAATTTTTATCAAAATAAATTTGCAAATCTCTTGTTTGTGGTTTTTTAATGTCATATAATTTCCAATCATTTGTTCTAACATAATCTATACTTTCTATTTTTTTCAATTCTGTAGGTCTATCAAAATTTACTTTAACTATGTTAACACTTGAAGTAGTCTTTTTAAGTGATAGAGGTAAAAGGTCTCCTTTATTTATTAATTTATTTACTAAAGAATTTAAATCAATAAAAGAGTAACCCTCAGGTTTACTTTTTACACTTGTTAATGTTTTTAATAATAAATCTTTTCCTTCTTTTGAAGCAAAGTAAATATCTGCTGGACTCCATTTATTAATGTTTGAAAACGGTATTGTTTTACTTACTTTACTTTGTGCCGTTTTGTTTGCAAGTTTAAATAACTCTGCAATAGAGGACATAACTTCTTTATCTCCTCTAAAATAAAATATATCTGACCAGTTTGGTGCCTGTATCCTTTTAAAATCACTATCAATCTGTGTAATATCTTCAATGAGTTTTTTTGATATGAGTATAGATGATATATACCAAGTATTATCTTTATTCAAAAGTGACTCCATATCTTTTAGACCAACACCTGGAGAACTTACTTTATTTACAGACTGGTCTATAATTTTATCAATCTCAGAATTGTTTATAAATGTTTTATAGGTTGGATATTTTTTAATATCAAATAGTTGTCGTACTTTATTAACACCTAGATAGTCAGCAATAGCACAAAAGAGTGCCTGTGTTGACTCTTGTATCGCTGTTTGATCTGCCATATTAATATTTAGATTAATAATTTATAGCTATAAATAAAATAGTAAAAAATAAATTATAATTTAAGAGTCTTTTCAAAAATATTTTTAATAAATACTATTGCCAACAAAAGGAGTTTATATGGCTAAAAAGAAAAAAGTTGTAACTCCTGAAGACATCATTGAATCAATAAAAGAAAAACAATCTGAAATTGACGATTTATTACTAGACCTCGAAGATAAAGTAATGGACCTTTCATCTGTAGAAGATGAAGACGAAGACTTTAGCGACGAAGAATAACAATCTATATTTCAGGTGCCCTATAATAATATAGGGCACCATTTGATTACCAAAAGGAAATTAAATGTTGTTTGGACTAATCATTCTTTTAATCATTACATTAAGTTTAATTGGTATCTATACTTTTATCATTATAGATACACGTAAACAAAGAAAACTTTTAAAACAAAGAAAAATTTGGCTAAACACAGTAAAATCTTATAAAAGGAAGTTACTTGGCCAGAAGAAAAAATAGATTTAAAACTTTAAAAAATAGAGCACCAAAAATACCTGATTTTACTTGTCCTGAAATAGATAGCATGATAGGGTTTGTAGAGACTTATGTACCAAAGACAAAATTTAAATCATTTAAAAGAGGTATGGAAAGATTAAGAAAATCAAACGACCGCCTACGAGATAGCGGCCGTTATTGGTATGAAGCTTGTAAAGACTACTATAATAAGGAGAACAAATAATGTGCCCAATCTGTCTATATCTGAGTATTATGGCCGCACTATCGGTCTATTACGCCTATATTGTTTCAAATCCATACGTATGGGTTATTGTATCGTTTGTGTTAATCTATTGCATCTATAAAATAATTGACAAATTTATAAAACTATGATATATTATAACTATGAAAAATATACGTATCATACAAGAAAACATTGACGTATCAGAAATTGTAAAAGATATAGAAAGATATCCTGAAGATTGGGGTAACGTAGGTCGTATGAAAGGGGTTGATCGACAAGACCCTCATACAAAGCTTGTTCGTTCCGGCGTGCTTCAACTTGTAATGGGCGGTATCTCAAAACCTGATGAATTTATCGGCGACACCGAAATCTGCGTACCCACAGACGCAACAAAGAGACACCTTGCGATACAAAAATGGTTATCAGAAAATAATTTAAGACCCGGCCGTTGTGCGTTTCTTCGTACACCAGTCGGTGAGATTACCGGCAAACACATTGATGAAGGAAAGTATTACCACACAAAAGATCGCTATCATTTAAGTATTACAGGCACGTATCGTTACAGTGTTTGGGATCACGGCGATTTAGATTTTACAAAGGAAGAGGTCATTATAGAACCCGGAACCTTTTTTTGGTTTAATAATAAAAAAAATCATATGGCAGAAAATATTGGAGATGTAGAAAGAATCGCCTTTATCTTTGACGTGCCAATGAGTTCAAGTAATCCCTAGTATGCAAGAAAAAGAAAAGATTGAAAGACACCTTTGGTCAAAAAACGTAACAAAGAGAGTTATACGATTGTTTATTGAAAAAGGAAACTTTCAATCTACACTCAAAGACGATACAAAAAACTCATCTTTTATACTTACGATACAATATAAATGAGAAAAAAAAAGAGGCTTTGCAAAAAACAACAGTATAAGCTTTTAAACAAACTTTCCGATCAATGGAACTTTTATCCTAAAACAAAGAA